TGCGACCGGACTTTCTGCGACCGGACTTTCTGCGACTTGATTTAGAAGAGGATTTAGAACGGCGGCGCGATTTAGGGCGCGAGCGACGAGCAGATTTTTTAGTTCGCTTTTTTCTACCACCTGAAAGGTCTTGCAGTGAAGGTTCGGCAAAAAACCATTCGTCTTGTTCATCGCCAAAAAGATCAAAATAATTGTAGTTCATTGTATTTAAATAACCAAAATATTTTTAACACGTGCTATTCGGGGTCCAAAAAGGACAAATATTCTCCACGCAATCTCATTCCACGAGTATACTTTGAGCAGTATGTATCGATTTCTTTCATCGCTCTCTTATAATTGAAACCTGGAGCTTGAGAGGCGTACAACTTTACAGCTATCTTGTGGTTTCCGTTTTCTAACAAGAGTATACCAAGTATCTTTTTGATTCTATATGAATTAGACGTGCTTAGAGTATATGAGTATCCCGGGGCAAATACATCCCATGGATCCCCGTCAGACTTGTTGTATAATCCAGGAATATCTCCGTAATTTTTAGTGCCAAATTTATATTTTTCGGGTCTATCTTCAAATCTGATCGTGTGCGCGTTGCGCAGCACGTAATTCAATGTTACAAATTTTCGTGGCATTTTATATCATTTCAATATTTTTTTAATCTTGATTCATGAAGAAATAAATGAATACACCGAAACCCGCTTTTGAAACGAGGTCTAAGATATTATACATGCCTTCTCTACTCAGGGCGGTCTGCCGCACCGGTAAGTAATAAACTATGCCGTACAAGAACCACACGAGCGTAAAAACAGTGATGGCAATGTATTGATCAATGTCATAGGTATAAAGCAAGGCCGGAATCGCTGAGAATGCGAAGAATCCCAACACAGAAGCCGCACTAGACTTGTTCTGCGTCGCACCATTGTTCGTGCGGCCAGCAGCGCCAAGGCTTAGCATAACGATGCTTGCTGCAACAAGTCCCATGTTTCTGTACATGGGGAATTCGCAGTCCCCGTGATACGGGGCGTTTTCATCTTCAAGAAGTTGATTCTTGCATTCCTGTTTCTGATTTCTTAAGTAATAAAGAAATGAAATCAGTAGAACTGGCACTGTCAAAAACCAATCTAAATACCTCAAATTACTGGCTTCTGAATAATTTTGTGTTTTTAAATTCTTAATAATGCTCAAATAAAAGTAACTTGCAATTATATTGACCGTTGATTCTAATATGAGGATTCTTCGCCTGCTTTTTCCATGTTCGGTGCGATCGTTACCGGCGTTGATTGCGCCCAATATAGTAATTATACTGGTTGCTAACAAACCAACCAGGGCGATTTCTGAAGTGACTTCTAGTGAGTTGTACGTAGAACTTAAATCCAAGTCTTTGCTGTTGCCGGACTCAATTGTAAGGGGTTCTAACATACTTGGTGCGCTATATTCAGATAAAATAGGATCAAACCGAGATCTCATATCATCCTTTGCCAACGAGGCATATACCTGTTCTTCGTCGAATCCCAAGTTCATTGTATTATATTACTTAAACTCAATATTTTTTTTCAGTTCATCAACTTTTATACGTACAAGAAATCCTAGTTCATCTGTAGTTTTATCCGGTATCCACTCATTCCATTTTGAATTCAATTCATGCAGTGGCATCGGCGTAGCATGAATCAAATCATCTAGTGGGGTTTCCATATTTTGCCAGAAACCAGAAGTCGGCAGCGCGAATTGTTGCATCGCACGTACGATATCGTTTTCAGATATTTCGTCTCTTCCTTCAAGTTTACAAATGTTTCCGCTGAGAACTATTGTTTTTTCTGAAAATATTTTTAAAATGTGTAAGACTTTGTATTCTTCCTCTGGTAGCAGAGAATAATCTCCCATTCCAGATTTCATGTGTTTGCTTTGTATATGGAATAATTTTTTTATAGCATTTTAACGAAAAAAAAATAATATTATTTGACAAGAAGATGTTTTGGAGCATCATATTACTGTATTGTATTTTTACATGTTTAGTTATATTCAGTGGCATATTGATAACGTATTACCTATCCGAAAATAAATCAGAACCGAGTCGTGTTAATTTATCTTCTGCAGTAAAATTTATAGACACTTTTATAGTAAATGACGAATTAGATTTATTAGAATTAAGACTAAACGAGCACGAAGATTTCACGCAATATTTTATAGCCATAGAATCTAATCGCACGCACAAAGCGAAGCCAAAACCACATTACGTAAAAGAAAACATTCACCGCTTTGAAAAATGGAAAGATAAACTCATACTTATTAGCATGGACGATTCTAAAATAACATTAGATGGAACGTTGAGAGAGCGAAGAGCGCGAGACGCGGCTCTCAACAAGGCAAAAGAAATGCTGGCTAATAATATGATTAGTCCTGAAAGCGTAGTGTCTGTGGTCTGTGACGTCGATGAAATTTTTGAAATATCGTCGCTGTATAAAAAATTGAAAGATTTGGATAAACACGAATTTCTCCGCCCCCAGTGGCAATTTTTCTACTACAACTTAAACTGTCACAACCCAAAGCACGTATGGCCAGACAGACAGAGGCGCACGTTTTTCTGCAAAGCTAAAAATTTAGAAAAAATTTCTCACTTCGATAAAAATGGAGTTTTTCCAAAAATAAAAGCCAAAAATACTGGCGTCGTCGGATGGCACATGTCTAATTTCGGGGGGGAAGAGTATATTCGTCGTAAATATAAATCGGTTTTTGAAGCTAATAGAGTCAGGGTAGTCAAAGATGTTGAAACTGTCATACAAAACTGCGAAGACGTTCTTGGGCGAAAAAACTATGGTTGGAAAAAAGGAGAACCTTTTATTTATCCAAGAACTCTACAGGGTCATGGCAAAACCGAAAGACCCATAAATTTTTGGAAAAACTTGCTTCTTGCAGATTCCACGTCAAAAAAATCCCCCGTTCGCTTTGCCTTTTATCAAAACACTCTACAAGAGAGGGGTACAAGCGTTGCGTTATACGACTACGCTGATGGCTACGACTCAATCCTAAACTACGGAACACCTTTGATTTTGTACAACAAAGACTTCACCCCCAAGTCCAACGAAAAAATTAAAACAAAATTTGAAAATCGTTTTGGCAAAGCCAACGTCGTCGGCATATCTTGGGATAAAAGTATAAACGATGTCCTGGAAGCGCGCAAAATAACTCACTTGTATTACATCAAGTGGGGAACGCCGGACGGAAATCTTGATAAACTTACCAACAAAAATATCAAGACTTGTATACATTGCGTTTTTGGAGCTGGTAAACCACACGGCGACGTATATGCCAGGATTTCGCCCACGGTTGCGGCCAAGAAGGGCGTTTATACTCCTGTCGTTCCCCACGTTGTAAGAAAAAGACCGATCCACGGTGAAAACATGCGCAAAGAATTGAATATTCCCGAAGACTCCTTAGTTTTTGCGCGATATGGGGCCAGAGATACGTTTGACCTCGGCTACGTGAAACAAGCTATCGCGCAGCTTGCTGTGGAAAATCCGTCTATTTACTTTTTGTTTGCCAACACCAATAGATTTGGGCCGCGCAAAAAGAACATTATATTCTTAAATTCTCTGTACGAAGATGAAGACAAAAATAAATTTATTCGGACAAGCGATGCCATGATCCATGCTAGAAGACGTGGGGAATCGTTTGGACTTTCTATAGCAGAATTTAGCGTTATGAACAAACCCATCATTACATCGTCGAAGAATTACGTCGATCGATTCCATCTTGAAACTTTGGGCGACAAGGGTATTTACTACCAAGATCAAGAAACATTCCGATCGGCTATCTTAAATTTTAGAAAAACGAATGAAGACGTAAGGTGTTATACGGATTTTGAACCCGAAAAAGTCATGAAAATATTTGAACAAGTTTTCGTTTAATTACAGTGTTAAAAAATATTACTTCATAAAAAACTCATGAATGATTTAGTTGTGCTGTTCAACGATTCCGACTTCCAAGGCTTTAAAACAATCCTTAATTCTCGCGATTGTTCTAACTTGGAAGATATAATAACAAATGCAAAAAAAAAATTAGTTGACAGCTTACAATTATTCAATTTTTCTTTGCTGGTGTCAAAAGTCGAGAAAAAAAATTTCTACATTGTCGGTTCATATGAAGAAGTTATAGCTGCACCGATTAAAGTTTATGCAGCATATGAACAACCTTCACTTAATTCACCTACTAATCAATTTGTGCCATCATATAATTACGGATACGACTATTGGAACATACATCCAAATTACGGATTTATGGATGCAATCATTGGTCAAAATCCTTGATTTGATCATTTATATTTGAAACCGGTGTACTTGTTTACGATCAAAGAAGCGCAGCTGATTAAAATAATCCCATGATAGTTCTTTACTTTTTTTCCACAAATCCTGTATGGATTCCTGACTATGCAGCAATATGTCAAAACAGGGATCAAAGACTTTAAAGCGTTTCCTGTTTTTTTAGTTTGTAAAATTATTATGAATGGTAATTGGTGCACCACCATTTCCAGCGCCACATACGTGGCAGAACTTACTGTTGTCTTCTTCCACTTTCTCTTTTTCCCTCTCATTTCGCAGTATAACATTGCTAAACCAGCCATCGAGACACATCCGCACAAACTAGTCATGGCGCGCGAGTTGTTTTTTTTTAAATTCGTGGTCGCTAATAAAATTATATTCCACGTTGTAAAATAAGTAAGCATTTTTTAAAACCTCGTGATTATTTTTTTGTTCCTTAACCGCATTCATGAATCTAAACCGGGTGGAAGCTCGTATACAACAACAGATATAGAAACATTTCTAGCCCAATCCGAATTGTCCAGATCTGGAAGATCATATCCATCGGAGGAGGCCGATACGGCTGTATGTTTTTTTATAAATGTAGGATTTTCTGTGTCGGCGTCCAAGACTTTATAGAATGTGGGACAAATATAAAATACAGCTTTACTTTGTTTGTATACCGTAAGATTCAACACGTCAGGTCCAGGGTTTGTACTAATCGCTGTTGCGACGACGGTATAATTGTTGGCGCTCGAAAACTCATTAGTAAATTGAAATTTAAACGCCCCCTCTAATGTATGGTTCACATCGCCGTAAGGGGAATTCGCATGATACTTTAGGCCATCAACGGTTATTCCCGACGTGCCTTTCCAGGTAACGTCGTACATTGTGGGCCCACCATATGGAGAGATAACGCCAACATATTTTGGTATTCTTTTACTCAGTTCCTGCAAATCACTATGGCTCTGATCGTGATCATGATCGTGATGATGATTTTTCTGATTGATAAATCTTTCGGACAAATGGACTATGGAAGACAAAATTAATCCAATAAAACTTACGATTCCAATTATAACATTGATTCCTACAAGAACTTTAAAGTTTAACTCCATTTATATTTGAAAATAATTTATTTACAAATTTTAATTCAAGTTCCCAGATATGATAACGTCAGCGCGCCGCTTATTTGCGTTGCCTCTAAGGTAGGTAAGTGTTTTGTTTTCAAGACAAAGCAAATTTTCCAGATCTGAAATTTGGTTTTTGTTCAAATAGTGATAGTCAAATTTGACAGTAAGATCATTTTTATCCGGGACGAGGTCACACGTGTAGCTTCGAATAGCTTCAATTTGTTTGGCGTACGCATCGTTGCTTTTCTTAAAATTAAAATCTCGAATATTGTCAATGCTTTGGACAACTGCATTCGCGGCATCTTCCGCATTCAAATCGCTCAAGTTCAAATAAGATTGAGAATCTATGCCGATAATATTTTCCATTATTTGGGTTCCGTTGCCATGATAAGCGGGCACTGCACCGTGCTGAAAAGCTAGATTGGCTTTTTCAGACAGATATGGGTGTCCTTCATCAAACCGTTCAAAGGCTAAAATTATTTTGCTGTCAGTGCATTCGTCGCACCGTGCCCAATCTTGCATTTTTTTGCTAGTACTTCGAATATTTTTTCCATGCTTTGTTTCACACTTTCCGCTTGACACAAAATTAAGACCCGCCGCCTCTGCTTTTTCTGCTATGACCTCTACCATGGAATGTCTCTTCTCCCCAACTTTCCCTTTGCAGCGCGAAGATCTGTACAAAATATCAATGTCTCGATCAATCAAAGGTTTTGTTGTCGCAATTTCACTATTTTCATTCCATAAGAAATCCGCGTAAAAAATATCGTCGCGACCCGGAACTAGCGTGCTAGACAAAAATACGTCTATTTCTCCGTCGCCTAAATCTTTTTTAGGAAAGTCGGGTTCGCCATTAATATACACTTTCATGAGATATTTACTGCCTGTAAATATTATTTGCAAAAGCAATTTGTGTCAAAACTTACGACAGCTATAATTGAGTATTTTATTTTTTTGATTAAAATGAAAGTATTTAGTTATTGGCGAAAAACGCCAAAAGTTTGGTGCAGAGATGGCTCTAAAAAAATGCGAGGGCTTAAAGTTCCAATAATATGGAAAATTTGCATCCAACAATTATTAAAGAATTATTATTACACGGGTTTGTGCTTGGCAGATGTGATGAAAGAACGTCAACAACTGAAACGAATACGAGACATAAGTTTCATCTCGAGTCCCCTTTACAAAATTGTTTTGCTGACGGCCAAAAAAAAAGTTCCAGTTTTTATAATTTTTAAAAGAATATTCGTCTAGGTGATTTAATTAAAAAAATTATTTGTATTAACATGGAAAAAAAGATTTCTACATATGTTACAAACTTGTATAAAATGTCGGAAAGAATAAAACTGGGGGCTAAATTGAAACTTGACCACCCACCCAAAACGTTTGTTCAGCAAAACTGTTTGTATACCAACAGTTTTTCAGAAAGCGAATTCGTATTCGATGGAATCTTTGACGTGAACACGACTTGTTCGGTGCCAATCATGTGCAAATGTGCCATATGCGATGAAAAGAAAATAACTTCTGCCATGGTTTCTGTACCGGCGGATGATTTTGCAGTAATATGTTGCAGGGCGTGTTTAAACTCACAGGTGTCAAACTAAGCAATCTATTGTTTTCAAATCGTCTTCGTCTTCTTGCACGCCTAGAATGATTGTTTTTCCATCGCCCGTGGCCTTGACGATGTCGTGGATCGGCGTTCCGACTTGGGCGGTAATCATTGCGTTCGCGTTTTTGTTGACATAATGATTGCTCAATTTCCAAAAAGCGGCTCTAGAAGTTTTTACGTTATTGCTGAATTCGTGATCAGCAAGGTACCAATACAGCATGCTATCAAGATCATTCGATCGCGATCTGTTCCATAGCGCCAAGCATTCAAATCCATTCGTGGTTTTGTCCATGATTTGACAAAATTCCTGGAACGTCATCATTCCAAAAAACTGTTCCCACAATTTTTTCCTGTTGGATAACATTTTTTCAGACATGGTGATGCATAAATCGACCTGAGCTCTTATTGGGGGGGGAATACATAGAGCATATTGCATACACAATATTACCGTAATGTGCATATGTCTTCCATTGAAACACAACTGCTTGAATGTTTTGCTGTTGAAGAAGGCAGTGTCCCACGCGACGTCATCTAAACATATGCACAGTTCCAAACCAGATCCATTAGACCACCTCCTCCTTTGAGATTCAATAATTCCTTTGAGAAACTCTTCAGAGGCTTCTCTAAATATGAATCCAGCGGGAATGCATTCGCTCATAGATTGATTTGTGTCGTCTGTCGGCGATACTCCAATGCATAAATCAAGATCCATTCTTCCTAATAAATCTTTCATGAGCGTAGTCTTTCCAGAGTTTCTTCGACCTATCAAAACTATGAAGCATCCTAGCAAACCTTGAGGCGAGATTGAACTTGGTTTGAATTTTTTTAACTTGAGCTTCATTTTACCAAAAAAAAATATTATTTATTCTTGTGGTTGAACTTTACACTTTCTGCGCTGAAGCTTCGCTCGACTCAGTTTTTAGTAGAAACTTATCGGGCGGCAAGAATCCAACGATTGGTGAGAAATACAAACCATCTGATTTCTTGTACAGAATGACCGACGTCGGCAAACCCTTGACCTGAGCCGCAATTTTCTTTAATTGCTCGTTATTCTCGATAACGCTTCGCATAGCTGGAGAAGCCTGAATCATCTTCACTGGAAAGGGCAATTTTCCATCTTTTTCCAACTTTTCGATAGTCTCAGATTTAAATCTGCGGCACCACGGACAACCAGTGCTGTAAAACATGAGCGAGACGATATCGCCCTCGTTCATGCTGTCAACCGTCTGAGCCATTTTAGAAACTTCCAATTCCTCCGACTTTGAGGAATCATTATTTTCAGTCTTTGGCTCAGGAGTTTTTCCCTGTTTTGCGTCTTCTTGGGCTTGTTCGGCCTTGAGGGTTATGCCAGTCTTTTCCTCTTGCTCATCGTTCCCGATTTTTAGAAATGAAATGAGCAAAAGGCCAATAGTAAAAACGACACCGAGAGTTACGAAAGCAGCGACCATCGATGATAGTGAAGCTGACATATTGTTATTGTTTCCCGTTGGTATATAAAGATATTTTTCTTTCGAATGATAAACACAGATGGAAATTGAAAAAAAAAAAATGGATGCTAGGCAAGATTTGGATCCAAAACAGTGGGGACCCCATACCTGGGCTTTTCTTCATGCGATCGCCGACGGCGCGCCGGAAAACCCCACGCCAGAAGAATTCCTTGCGTATTCTGCCGTATTCGATGCTATCCCCACGATTCTACCGTGTCAAAAGTGTAGACAACATGCAAAAGAAAGGTTGGACAAGACCCCAATTTCGTATATGAATGGCAGTGATTTAAGACGCTCTCTTTGGGAATTTCACAACGACGTAAATGTTTCGCTTAAAAAACCTATCAAACCTTTTGATTGTTGCGTAAACAAAGAGTACTTGAAACCAAAGACTAACAAAATGTTTATTATTGTCTTATTCGTGATATTGGTGCTGTTGATGATTTCCATGGGTTATTTGAGTTGCAGGTAGTTCTTTTAGCTTATCGTACACGTAGGATTCTCGTTGTCATTTGTTTCTTTGGTTGCTTCGGTTGCTTCGGTTGCTTCGGTTGCTTCGGGGCATCGAGAAATGCCCGATTCCATTTCGCACGGCGTTCCGGGCGTTTTGCATTTATAGAAGGTCTTGACGTCAAGAATATTGTTATCTAATTTCTCTTTAACGATTTGAGCGCAGTGAAGCCGATCTCTAGAATTAGGTTTTGTTTTTTCCATTTCGCGAGAATGATAATCTTCTGCGACTTTTTTCAGCGTTTCTTGCAAATGTTCAGTTCCCCGGTTGGTGTCTAAAATACAAACATGAGCTCCACAGGGCGTGTAGCAGAAAATTCCGTTTTTTGATAAAAGTCTCACAACCCCAAGAAGTATGATCATGCCAATCCCAACATTCGCAAGTATCATATCTTGGGTTCTCATTTGGCTTCGTTCATGTGTCCTTACTATACATAATTATTAATTTTAATCTACATATCTACTAAAAATGAACCTATCGTTTTCTAAATTACCGAAGAAAATTCATCTTGTGTATTCGAAAATTAAAGGCGAAACCTTTAAAGAAAAGTTACTTTCCATACAAAGAAAGTACAAATTTAACACCCAAACCACCATCCAATATATCTTGGAATCTATTGACAACGACGGAGAAATATCTCCGCAAGACGTCTTAGTCGAAATCGCCGAAAAGAAATTGAATCCGAAATGTCATTTTAAATGTTGGGACTAATTTCAAGTGTCAAAAAAATTGCACGTCCAATGAATACGATGAACACGATAGCGCTACGAGTCCCACATAACTATATCCTCCCCGAGTGGTTTAAACACGCTACAGATCGTGAAATTGCTAATTCCCTAGATCTTGTCGACGGCATGTTTTCTCATTGTAAGAACGCAGCGCAAGTGAATAATTCGTTAGAAAACGCAATCAAAGAAATTAGAAAAGCAGCTAGCGAAGCCGTGAAAGACGAAGCCGTTCAAAATTTAAAGCATCAGGTTGATAATCTTATTGGGTCTATCAGTAACAAAAAAATTGAAAACTTGTTGGAAGTTGGTAGAGATGCTGAGGAAACGTTTGAAAGCATGATTCGCTCCTCTAGCAGCACCCACGCCTGGAAATTGCAAGACACAAGCCAGATTCCGCACAGGGGCGACTGGCTATGCAACGACAACGAAAACACCCAAATTTTAGTCGAAATTAAGGGAGGTTTTTCTAACCAAGTCAATTCTGTAAACGACATCCAAAAATTTGAAAACGACATTTCTCAATGTTTGAATAATGGATACTGCGACGCAGCCGCTTTTATTTGCATGCGCAAAAAAGTAAATTCTATTCCGAAGCACGGTCATGTTAATTTGAGTTGGGTCAACAATAAACCCGTCCTTTGGATCGCTTCGCAAAAAAAAGAAGAAATCATTTCCTCTCTTGTTTTGCTGAGAAATATTTGCAAAACCACTAGGAAACAAAATCGACCGCATAATAACCAAGAAGAAGAAATCATTCAATCTAAAATTCCCAAGTTGGCAGATTACCTATGGTTGTCTCAAGAAAGAATTACTCTCATGGAAAAAAATTGCATCAGTACGCAAGAAATATTAGCCAGAGAACGCGAAGACCTTAGAAAAGCTATCTACAACTGCGAAGATCTTTACGACCAACTAAAATGTCTTGACGGTGTTGGAGTAACTAATATTCAAACAATCATCTCGTGGCTTTCGACGTTTCATAACGAGAAAGAGAGAGAGCCGCTCAAGAAAGAAATACCTAAAGAAATTACGAACATCATGAAAAGATCCAATATTTCGATGGATGATATTAAAAAAAGAATAAAAACAAAGTAGCATTATTTGTTTGCAATGCAAAATTTTTTTTGTCAAGTTTAAAAATGACAAATCACATAGTAGAAATCAATTTGATAGAATGTCCCATTTGTTTTCTCGAATCAGAAAAAATGACAAACTTGCCTTGCTGCAATTACATCATGTGTGAAGATTGTCTCGTAGAATGGAAGAAAAGATCACCGAGATGTCCTAGTTGCAACACCGTAAATTCAAGACCAAGAAACGAAAACCAGGACAACTTAGGACCCTGCACGCCGGTCACTTTGGTGTGCCCATTAATTATCATTGTGTTAGCATGGTTGACATACGCCAAAATTATAAATTAATTTTAATTTACTCCCAAAACAAATTGATTTTTTGTGGTTTCTTGACACAAAGTTTTTGCTACTCTTTGAAGACGTAATAAAGATCCTTTTATTATTTTTAAATTTTTTACATGTTTTCGCGAAATAGCACATCTTCTAGAAATGCTACGTCGACGCAACATAGATGCTCTTCTGCTTGTAGCTATCAAATTGTATTCAAATTCCATAATTTTAAAACCGTCCCTATCAACGAGAGACGTAAGAACATAATCTGGTTGATATAGGCTTAAATCTGTCATGCGTGTAGCATGATACGTTACTGAATCGCTCGCACGATCGGGTTCGTTGTACAACTCAGATTCGGCGATCTGTTGCAAAAACTTTAACCAATGTTCTTCATTGCCGTCAACAGGATATGGACCATTAACTTGTAATGCACACGTTGGCCACCTGTTAGCTGAAGGAATCATGCCAGCTAGATTTCTCCATTCGGTCCAAGGCCACATGTCGTCGTCATCCAGCCGTGAATCGTACCAATACGGATTGACCCAAGCCCCAGCATCTTCTCCGTCTAATATGTTAGATTCTCGAAAGGGCCAATTATGGTGATCTGGAATAATTTTATTTCTCGTAGTGGTAGATAAAAGATGATATCCATACCGTGTGTTACGCGGCCTTGGAAATCGGTTTAAGCCTTCGGTTGGATTCCACAAGTCTTGTGCTGCGCTATCTTTTCTTAAAAATGCTAGTGTTGCCTCACCCAAACTTTTCCCAGGCTCTGCGTGACGTCGTGTTCTTAACATATGTTTTTTAAAATAATCAGAAGTCACGCCATATGCACTTATCTGGTTGAGTGGTACATGGTTTGGCCTTACCGAGAACTGTAGAGTGTATTTATCTACCGGCAGATCTTCTTCGTCCTCGTCATCGGTATCACCTTCGTCGAGTGGTCCGTGATCATTTTCTATGGGAATCTGATCAAATACATTTTTAAGAATCAATATAAATTGCGTTCTAAATTTTTGTAGAACAATCCGCAACTTTGTTTTTATTCTGTCATTTGCTCTATTCCAATCCAAGGAGCATAAATTATGTTCAGCTAGCAATATTTTATTCACCATCTCAGGTGGCAATTCCTTCATTCTTTCAAGCGTTCTTGCTTGCTTCCTAGGTTTAATTATTTCAACGCGAAGGTAGTCACCGACCTCAATTTTACTTGCAATAGTGTTTCCAAAGTACTTGTCAATCATTTTTCCAATTGTTTCGCCGCTTACTAATAAACGTTTTTCCAGCTCTGTAAATTTTATCTCGTCCATATTTAAGTATGTGAAATATTTTTTATGTTGGCACCTTTTGGGAAATACGAGGGTGTCACCGCAAATTATATAGCTGTCTGCGACATTAGCTACGCTTTTTGGATGCTAAAAAATGTAAAAGATTTAAAATCCCTTTACCCGCTTTTTCATTCACAATTAACAAATTGTGCTCACGAGGAAACCAAAAAAATCATTAATCACGTTTGCGACAATGTATTTGAGGCAATTATTGATACTGAATTTATTTATGCATTCTGTGTGGCTCTATTTGAAGCAAATGACACTACTTGCGCGTAATGGAACAACCTTTTGCCGGGACGGTAGCGGTGCACAGACGAGTAAGGCGACCATCGACTCGATTTTCACAGGTGCCACATTTTCCGTTTTCGCAATTAAACTTTACTGGCGCCCCCGCGGCCTTTACAATTTTTTTTAACGGCTGTTTTGGAAGCGCCTGAACAGTTTTACTTCCAATTCTTACAGACACTAATTTTTTTGATAGCTTGTCTTTTGGTGTCTCTTCAAAAACTTCATTTTTAAATGCGTCGAAAATTCCCCGTCGAGGCGTCATCGGCAACCGCGGCTTTAGACAATGTAAAAACCCGGTAATCGACGTCAAACAAAAAAACCAAACTGCACTACTACGTAGTATCATGCTAATTTATATTCAAAAATAAAAAAAACAAATCTCTCAATGGGAGTCGAACCCATGTTGCTAGAATCAAAACCTAGAGTGATGACCACTACACTATGAGAGATTCAAAAAATACTCTCGGGGGGGCTCGAACCCCCGACCTATCGCTCATAAGACGATCGCTCTAACCAACTGAGCTACGAAAGCTTTCGACAGTGACAGGATTCGAACCTGCGACCCTTGCGGGAAAAGATTTCAAGTCTTTCGCCTTAACCACTCGGCCACACTGTCGCATCCTTAGCTGAGATTTCTTTTTTTTTTTTCAAAGAAACAAGAAATTTGCTGTGGATTGTATCATAGGAATAACTCCTAGTTAGTTTACGAGAAAGCCCTATATAAATAGGCGCAGCTTCGTGTCGGGTTCGAACCGACGACCTTTTGCTTACTAGGCAAATGCTCTACCACTGAGCCAACGAAGCGAGGACGACATTGGAAGGATTCGAACCTTCGCATGCAGAGCATAATTCCTTAGCAGGGAATCGCCTTAACCACTCGGCCACAATGTCAAATTTCTCTCTCTCGGCAGGAGTCGAACCTGCGACACCCAGATTAACAGTCTGGTGCTCTAACCAACTGAGCTACGAGAGAATAGCCCCCTGTCGGACTCGAACCGACAACCTCAGGATTAGAAGTCCTACGCGCTGTCCAATTGCGCCAAGAGGGCAAGTATTTTTTATTTATTACACTCACCACGTCTTTGTTGTTACGAACAATTATTAAATTTATTTTACGATGAACGCGCTTTTTTTTTATTTTACTACATTAAATATTATGAGAAAAAAGCGTCACTTAGCGGGGGGTGTCATTACTGAAGAACAGGCAAAACAAATAACAGGGGATATAAATAAAGAGCAAGACTCTGATAGTCAGTCGGTCGATTCGCTATCTGGAGGTGCTATAACTGAAGAGCAAGCTAAAGAAATAGCTGAAGCGATGCCAAATGATATTTTAAGGACTTATGTTCTGCCTACCGT